GGAGCGCTTTTTTATTTCACGATGAACAATGAACTGCAAAAAGAAAAAGACCTCCAGAACGGCCCGGAAAGGCCAAATCTGAGAGGTCTATTTTTTTGTTATAACGTATTCAACGAACACGGACCTGCCATATGTCCATTGTGTTCGAGTAAGTCCCATAATGTGGAGGCGATTGTGCTTTGCTCGAACACTTATCACCTCCACATATTTCAATGCATTTTCAATGTACCCGGTTGGCGAATACTCGACCAGAACGCGCTGCTTGTCTTCATCCTCGTGGTCAAACAGATAGATACGGAACACAAAGGCATCAATCATGGCCTGTGCCACATCTTCAGACCGTGTAGCTGCATCTCGCATCTCACGCAGGATCACAAGAACTTCGTCACGGCTGACCGAAGCAGAAGCGGACAGCTTCTCCTTCTGGATTGCATTGGACAGTTCTGACTTCTGCTTCTCCAGTTCTCGCAGCATGTTGCCGGTGGATTCCGACCATATTCCTTCAGAAATCGCTCGATTGATATTGTCCATCTTCTTTTGAACAACTTTCAGCTGTTGATTCAGTCCATCGAGCTTTTGGCCGGAGCGGTCTTTTTTTTGCTGTTCCATGAAGCCATCAGCTATGAGGTCAATAAATTCATCGTTCAGGATTTCTTGTGTAATGATCCGAATCACTTCAGACTCGATCCAGTCCCGAGGCACTCGACGTTTGTGACATTCTTTAGGCTTTGATTTCGTTCCAGCACATGAGTAGTAAAAGAACACGCTGCCATTTTTTGACCTGGCAGACTCTCCGGTCATCATCTTGCCGCACTCACCACAGAGCAGCTTTGTGACCAGCATATAGCGTGGAGTGCCTTCCGGAGTCTTCTTCTGATACTTCCGTTTACCAATCATCTGCTGGACTTTGTCAAAGAGGGGCTTGTCAATTATGGGCGGAATGCCTTTTGGATCGGCGATGTCTTTGTATCTGTACATTCCGATGTATTTCTCGTTTGTCAGAACTGCACGAAGACTGTTTCGCATGAAACGATTTCCGCGCACTGTACGCAGACCGTCAGCGTTCAAACTGGCGACAATTTCCGGTTGAGATTTTCCTGAAGCATATTCCTCGAAGATCCGACGGACGATCGGAGCGGTAAGAGGATCTATCTCATATTTGCCGTCTGATCCTTTTTTGTATCCTAGAACAGGCTGACCGAGAAACTTTCTCTGCAAGGCTGAATCATACATTCCGCGCTGGATGTTCTCGGACAGGTTGGCGCTGTAATATTCAGCCATGGCCTCCATCAATCCTTCCAGGATAATTCCTTCCGGGCCATCGCTGAATGTCTCCATCGCTGACACGATCCGGACTCCATTGTCCTGAAGCTGTTTTCTGTAAATCGCTGCATCGTACCGATTTCTGGCAAAGCGATCCAGTTTCCATACAATCACGACCTCAAACGCCTTCTTCTTCGAATCGCGGATCATCTGCTGGAATGCAGGCCGTTTATCAGAGGTTCCAGATATGGCTGCGTCCGTGTATTCGTGGATGACAGACAAGCCAACACGCTCAGCATAGCGGTGGCATTCCCTGAGCTGGCCTTCAATGGATTCCTCACGCTGGTTTGTACTCGAATAACGAGCGTATATCACAGCCGGGATCATTGCTGCGATTGATCCTTTTTTGATAGTAACGTGGTAAGACGATCAAGCTGCCTAATGATAACGATGTTTTGCTGAACAATCATGCGCTGAAATGTCGCGTTTAGAAGAGCTGCATCCTTCATTGAAGTTCCTCCAAGGAAGTTACCTGCTTCCATCATAGTCGCACTTTTCAACCGCTTAAGGACTGCAACCATGTCATTCCTGTCATTCATAAATCTGAGATTTCCTAATCCGTAAGATTCTAAAAGTTTTTCGTCACTCATTTGATTTCCTCCATCAGATCAAAAACTTCCTGTACAGACACGCCGAGGATTCTGCAGTATTCATGAAGAGATTCTGCGTAGATTGAGCGCTTTCCTAGTTCCCAATGTGATACCTGGTTTCTTGAAACACCGAGAAGAGAACCTACATAGCTCAAAGAAAAATTTTTTTCCAGTCTCTTATTTCTCAAAACTGCGCCAAGTTTCCTTCTAAAATCAGTATTATTCATTATGTGTGAACTCTCCGTTTCACCTACAGAATACACCAAAAAATAAGAATCTGAAAAAAAAGTATTGACAGTGAACGGATAGTTCACTAATATATGGACATGTGAACCGACAGTTCACATCACGAGAGGATGACGAAAGGAGGGCGAATGGAGAATATAAAGCTGAACATTCGTGCCATTGCTGCAAATGAAAAGATCAGCATCGAAGAGTTAGCCAAACGATGCGACATCAATCCAGCTCATTTGAAGCAGGTGTCTGCTGGCAACGTGAAAATGCTTGCCGAGGATGTGTGGAAGATTGCAAAATATACCGGCATTCCAGCGGACAACATCGTGGCAGTGTAAATTTTTTTACACAAAAAGTGAACCGACAGTTCACAAGAAAGGAGATGATCGGGAAGAAAGTGAAATTGGAAGACATCAATCCAGATGCGTTGCAGAAGCTGTACGACGCTATAGAAATTGAGCTTCGAAAAAGAAAAGAACCAGCTGGCACTGGTTCAGAAAGGAAATGATTAAAAAATCATCATGAACATTTTAACACAATTTTTTGACGACACAGTAACAGATGAAGATTTCTGGAACATCGGCACAGAAGTCTTCATTGCTTCACTGATCGGGATGCTGTTGGCGCTCGCGCTGTATGTGGTGGTGACACTATGAAGCTGAGACGTTGGGATTGGGAACATCAGGAATACATCGGAGCATGGATTCCTAATTACTGGAACGTTAAGACCTACTCCAATGACATGGCTGAAATAGTGAACTGTCCATCCTGCGGAAAAGAAATTGAGTTTGGAGAAGGATATTCCAGTCAGGAGTTCCATAACTTTGCAGGATTTGGCTACTGCGTGTGCAGTGATTGTTACGAAGAGGAACTGGACAGAGTGCGTAAATACCGCAGACCGGAGAAATATGTATGACCTACGAAGAAGACCATGGCCGTGATCTGTTCGGCACAAACCTGTTCGAAGCAGCCAACCATGACCAACGCTGGATCATTACCAAACCTAAGACCGATGACGGCAGACAGTTTGAGTATCAGTTCATTGGAACTGAATACGAAGCGAAGATGGCTGCCAAGTCCATGTGCGGAACATACAGGAGGGCAGAAGACAATGAGAAACAATGAAGAGCGCCGCCAGTTCGTTGAAGACATCAACAACTGGGAGCTTGCAGAATCTACGATCTGGACGCAGACGCTGAAGCTGACCTACGAAGGTCACGAATGGTATCAGATCCGGGTGCTGGAATACGGCCATCACTACAACTACAAAGAAGGCAGACCTTATTACGGAGCGTCATGGGAGAACCATCAGCACTACTACAGACAGCACGAAGACGTCGGCCTTGAGCCAGTGAACAAAACTCAGATCATCGAAGAGATCAAAATGATCGACAAGGAAAAGAAAGCTGAACGGAAAGGATAAAAGGAAATGACAACTCTGAAGAGAAAGGAGACCGTCTTATCACAGCATCATCTAGGTCTCAAAAGAACGGAAGAATACAAAATGCGCGAATTTACGAACGCAAACTTCGCGCTTCCCGATCACGATTGCTTCTGCGCATTATTGGTTCACTCCTATTGGTATCACTTCGACGAAAACGATGAAAGAGACCAATACTATGCAGCAATGGGTTACTTCTTCGCCGACGAAAAGAAATTCTATTTCGGATTTCCGAAATTCGGCGAAATTTATGACAGTCATGAATACGAATACATAGCAGACACCGAAAGTGTTCCCAGCTTTTCAGTACACGATGAAAGCCACTATCGAGAGGGGCCTAAAGAAGACTGGGCAGACGACATAATAGATGTTCTTGCATGGTGCGAAGTAGACGCATTCTCAGCTACTGGAAAAGACATTTGAAAAAACAAGGAGGGAAAGCAGAAATGACAGCTAGAAAAACAGTGACAGTTCCGGAAGCCTGCGAACTGACAGGCAAATCCGAAAGAACCATCCAGCACTACTGCTTAACAGGAATGTTTGAAGCCTACAAGATCGGGAAGACATGGGTGATCTACAAGTCATCTGTGAATGACTACATCCGTGCGGAGAATACGCGCATCAAGGCAAATAAATATGCCTATCGGAGAGGAGAACGGAAATGGTAACGGCAATGATCTTGCTGGCAATCGCGCTCATCATCTGCCTGGCATTCATGGGGATCACAGTCTGGATGTACATCAATCTCGAAAGAGACTTCCAGAAGCAGAAGCAGGCGCTTGCTGCATTCGGTACACAGTTTGACCTGTTCTGTGCAGACTTAACAGAACAGCATTCAAAGGCTAAGGAACTCAACGATTCAACGGTAGATCTTGTCTCAAAGGCTACGCTTGCAGTCAAAGAAGCAAATGAAGCGTCCGGGTTCGCACGGTCAACCATTCAGGAGATCAGAAAGATGCTCCGCACCGGTGATTTAGCCCAGCAGGTCATATATGCAGGCGGAAAACCTGTCGAGATCAGATCTGCAGCACAAGCACCAACTGTTGAAGAAAAGAAAGAAGAGGAAGACACATGCAAGAAATGACTGAGAACATCGATCGGATGAGATACGAACTGGAAGAGATGCAGACCACAATCGACATGATCCTTTATGTCATGGCTGAAGGCCTTAAAAAGTGCGGTGACGAAAAGAAACCGAGTTTCGACGACTACTATGTACCTCACAGAAGCATGGTTCGAGAGATCAGCCGGATCTTGCGATACAGGATGCCGGAAGAGTTTGAAGAGATGGCGAAGTCTGCAGGCTTCGACAAGGTGGTCGACGATGACTGACATCAGCACAGATGCGCTGGCAGAAGCCCACTATGCATCACGCGATCCTCAGTACAGAGACGAAGAAGACACCATCCGCCAGCTTCACGAAGAAGTTGAAGGCGCATATGACGAAACCTATAGCATCATGCAAGACATTCAGCGTCTGGCCAAGACATATGGCCTGCACCAGAACAAGCTGGTCAGAGAGGCCCTGAGCGGCTTCGATCAGGCGCTGGATGCACTCGACATATTGAAAGGAGAATTGGAAAGTGAAATTTCAGATTTCTAAAGGTGATCGCTTTGGAAGACTAACGGCTGTTGAATTTTCCAACAGAAGAAAATACCGAGATTATTGGATATTCAAATGTGACTGTGGAGCAGTTGTGGAAAAAGCTGTCGCAGATGTTCTGAGAGGTGATACTCGATCTTGTGGATGTTTGCACCGGGAACAACTTATAGCCAGGAACAAAGCAAATGCTGTACATGGTGACTGGAACGGAAGACTTTATGCAGTATGGCATGGAATGAAAGAAAGATGTCTATCTCCAAATCACAAAGATTTTAAGAGATATGGTGCTCGTGGTATCACCATATGCAACGAGTGGGCGAACAGCTATCAATCGTTCAAAAAGTGGGCTATGGCTGCTGGGTATAATCCGGAAGCTGCGTATGGGGCTTGCACTATTGATCGCATTGACAATAGCAAAGGCTATAGTCCTGATAATTGCCGTTGGGTAGATCTGAAAACACAAGCAAATAATAGGAGACACGGATATGAAATTTACAATCTCAAAGGGAAAGCAGCGAACAGCAATTAGGCTTTGCTGTTATGGCTGCGAAGGCATTGGAAAAAGTACATTTGCAAGCAAGTTTCCCGAACCATTGTTCATCGATCTTGAAGGTGGAACAAATCAGCTCAATGTAAACAGAATTGAACCTGATACCGCATGGACATGGAAACTCATGCTCGAAGCGATTGACGCTGTCATCGAAGAACCGGAGACCTGCAAAACACTGGTCATCGACACGGCAGACAAAGCAGAGGCACTTCTTACAGCAGCACTCCTGGAAGAATCCGGAGCAGATTCCATTGAAAAATATGGAGGTGGCTATGGCAAAGGCTACACAGCACTTGCTGAGCGCTTCAGCAAAGATCTGCTCATGAAGCTGGACAGGGTCATCGCTAAAGGTGTGAACGTGGTACTTCTGGCTCATGCTGCCATGAGGAAACTCGAATCACCAGACGAACCGCCATATGACAGATGGGAACTGAAGACATCTAAAAAGGTGGCTCCGCTCATCAAGGAATGGACAGACATCTTGGTCTTCATGAATTACGAGATCAAGGTCATTGAAGAGAACGGCCGGAACAAAGCCAAAGGAACTGCCAAGCGCCGGATGTTCTTCAACCATGCGCCGACACACGACGCAAAGAACCGGTTCGGACTGGGAGATGGCATAGATCTCAGTTTCGAACCGCTGAAGGCCATCTATGAAGGCGAAGTTGCACGGCAGCCAGAGAAGACCGCACTGGAACTCGATGCACCAAATAACGGCCCTGTGGATGGTGACACACTTGAAGATCCGCGTGACGTACTGCTTCGCAGACTGGCGGATCAGGGCATCGAACAGCTGGAGCTTGAATCATGGCTGGTCGCTTCCGGAAGACTCCAGCCTGGAGCACACTACACAGATCTGTCAGGAATCGCCGCCAAGGCTATGACAGAGAACATTGACACACTTGTTAAGGAAATCAAAAAGGGAGGAAAGAAAAAGAAATGAAACTCAATAAGAATGTGAACACAGAACAGCGTGACGAATTTCCGGTACTGCAGCCGGGCGAATACGACTTCGAGGTCGAGAATGCAACTCATAAGAAGTCAGCTTCCAGCGGAAAAGATATGTGGGAAGTTGAGCTGAAGTTCGAACAGAAAGACGGTCCGGATGTGAAGATCTGGGAATACTTCCTGGAAGTCGCTGAAGACTGGGCAAATGACAAGTTCGTCAACTTCTTTAACTGCATCGGCATCAGTTTTGACGACACTGACGACATGAAAAAGGCGATCGGAGAGGTCGGCAAGGCCAAGGTCAAGATCGAGAAAGGAAAGAACGGATACTCCGATCGGAATAAGGTCACGTACTGGATTCCGAAAAAGAACGGCGATGATCTGCCGTTCTGAGGTTACCTGCTATGCACTACATAGTAGGGATTGATCCAGGCAATAAAGAAACAGCCTACTGCATCGTAAACGAGAACATGATGCCGATATGGTTCGGCAAATACGAGAACGATGAAATGTGGCTGAGACTTAAACAGGATCTGCAGTGGATGACTCCGACAGATGAAGTAGAGTTTGCTATTGAGAACATAGCGAGCTACGGGATGCCGGTAGGTGCTGAGACATTCGACACCTGCCGGTGGATCGGCCATCTGGAAGAGCGTCTCAAATACTATCCGCAGACACGCATCTTCCGAAAAGATGAGAAACTGTGCATCTGCAATTCACCAAGAGCGAACGATGCGACTATCCGGCAGGCATTAGTTGATCGGTTCGCTCCAGGTGAACCAAATTATGGAAAAGGTACAAAAAAGAAGCCGGGATTCTTCTACGGATTCCGGGCAGACATCTGGCAGGCATTCGCTGTAGCGGTGACATGCCATGAACTGAAGCAGGGAAGGAGGTAGAAACATGGGGGCAATACTGGATGCAGCACTCGAATATGCTGAAGCTGGCTACGCTGTCATTCCAGTAAAACGTTCAGATAAAACTCCGTATACAGAAAATGGTCTGCTCGATGCTTCCAAAGATCCAGAAGTCATAAAGAAATGGTGGAAGAAGTATCCGAAAGCCAATGTCGCTATAGCATGTGGCAAAGTTTCCGGAAACTTATTCGCCATCGATGTGGACATTAAACCAGATAAGGGCAAACATGGAGACTTTTCAATCGAGTCCTGGCAGGCTCAATATGACAGGTTTCCAGAAACAGTCATTCAAAAGACTGGATCAGGCGGTCTGCATTATTTCTTCAAATACGACAAGATTGCTGACTTTAAGAACAAAGTTGAAGCGATCCCGGCAGTAGACATACGAGGAGACGGCGCTTATGTCGTCGTCTCTCCGTCCGTCTATGAAGATGGCAGAATCTACGAATGGGAGCACGGTGTCAGTATCGCTGACAAAGAAGAAGTGGCAGAAGCTAACGATTCAGTCATCAAGCTGCTGGAACTGCATCCTAGAAAACCAAACAGTAAAGACAAAGAATCATCAGAAGAGAAACAGGTCCGCGATGTAAAAGCAGGAAACCGGAACGAAACACTGTTCCGGTATGCCTGTGCACAAAGAGCGTATGATGTACCGTTTGACATCTGTTTGAAGGCAGCAGAAGAACTGACAGCGAGATGGGATGATCCGCTAGACTATTCCGAAGTGATTAAACTTGTCGAATCAGCCTATAAGTATCCGGTAAATGAAGCAACTATTTACGGCACACTTCCAGAACCGGAAGTTGACGAGAATGGCGAGTTCATAAAGAAACTGCCGGAAGAGCTGTCTCGTGAGTTCCTGCTGAGTCCTCCGCCGCCAAAAGATCCTATTATTACAGGCTTTCTTCGAGAAGGTGAAGCAATGCTGCTGTCCGGAAATCCGAAAGCTGGTAAGAGCTTTCTGATCGTGCAGCTTGCCTTGGCTATAGCTACTGGTAGGAAGTGGATCGGGAAAGCATGTAGGAAGCGGAAGGTGCTCTATATCGATGGTGAATTGTCTCCAGAGATGACAGCAGATCGTATCAAGGGCCTGCGTGAGTTCATGGCTATGAACTATTTTCCAGAGAATCTTCACGTTATCAATACAAAAAAGGATGATGTTTCTCTGAAAGATGTAGCAGATGACTTCGAGCACGGCCTACGAGATGACAAAATTGTCATCATTGATCCGCTCTATATGTTTCTGAACTCTGACGAAAACGATAACTCTCAGATGAAGAAAGAAATGGAACATATCAGACGAATCACTGCGACAGGTACTGCAGTTGTCGTTGTTCATCATATGTCAAAAGGCATCCAGTCCGGGAAACTGTCAATCGACAGAGCATCCGGTGCCGGTGTGCTTGGTAGATTCTTTGATTCTATTTTGACACTGAACCTGCTGAACCGTGAGCCATCCGATCAGGCACGTCCTGAGAGAGTGGAAGCGGACACCAGATCGTTTATGCAGCCGGAGCCTATCAATCTATGGTTTGACGGTCATCACATTGTAGATAGTGAAGGTATTCTGGCTGGACGCGATCTTAACGATCCTAAGAAATCAGTTATCGATCAGAAGAACGCTAACGATGCCGGAAAGCTCAATCATTGTTATGCCTGGATGAAGGAAAACTGCAAACTGCTGCCGGATGGAGGCTTCACGATAGATAACATGCTGGATGCTTATGCTCAGAACTATGGAAAGCGTATAGCACGGACGACACTAACCGGCCAGATGGACAGAGCAGGATATGTTAAGAAACAGGGACGGATCGAAGAGACATCTGGAGGACGGACTGTGACAAGAGTAAAGAACATTTACTATCGTGACGGAACGGAGATAAAAGAAGAACCAGAACAAGGTTCGCCAGCGTGACGTGACGACGACGACGAGTATATAAATATACATCGTCGTCATGTCGTACACGCTGTCGTTGGCAGGGACCGTCAAAGGAAAAAATTTGATACATGACGAGCGAGGTGACGAGTGCTCGTCAGCAAGGAAGGAAATGAATATGAAAAAATCAGAAAGAAGAGCGAAGATTTTTGAACTCTATAGCGAGGGAAAATCAATCGATGAAATCTGTTTGATACTAGGGTACCATCGCGCGGAGTATGTCAGAAGTGTTCTCCGGGAAGGAGGTATTCCTTTGGTCGACAAACCGAACGGGATAGATGTGCCAAAGGTGCTTGCACTGCGAAAAGCAGGCTGGCATATGGCTGACATTCTCGAAGAACTCGGAAACGAGTTCACAGCAGAGCAGGTCATGCAGGCCGTGGAGGACTATGACGAATGGAACAGACTGCACTGAAGGAACGGTTCCTGGATAAAGCCTGCATGATCTTCATGAAGAACATGGAAGACATTGACATCAACCGAGTCAATGCCGTGCTTACTATGGCACTGGATGGCTACACACTGCAGAAAGACGTGACAGAGGTGACAGTCTACGAAGGTGACAGCAACGAACGCCTGTTCAAAGCGTTCCTGGTATCAAAAAAGGTAAGCGGATTGTCAGATAAGACCATTAAGCAGTACGCATACCAGTTGAAGAAGATCTTCGAAAAGATTGGAAAGCGAGCTGAAGAAGTCACGACAAACGATCTGCGTGTCTACTTCGCGAAACGTGAACTGGATGACCATATCAGTGATGTTTCCAGACAGAACGAAAGACGGGTATTATCGACATTCTACTTATGGCTGCAGGATGAAGGAATCGTCCCGATGAATCCTGTCCGGAAGTTTCCGAATATCAAAACCCGGAAGAAAAAGAAAGAAGCATTCTCGGACATGGATGTCGAAAAGATCAGAAACTGTGTCCGATCAGAGAGACAGGCTGCCATGATTGAAATCCTGCTTTCAACCGGATGCAGAGTGTCAGAACTATGTGGAATCCGTGTAGATGAGCTGGATGGTGACAGTGTGGTAGTTCATGGTAAAGGTAACAAAGATCGCACTTGCTATCTGACAGCCAGGTCTCAGATCGCTATCAAGAAATATATGCAGACGGATTTCTTCAAAAAGAGATACAAGGCTGGATGTCCGTATTTGTTCGGCCGGAAAAATATTACGGCAGAGACGGTGACGAAACCATTGGAAAAGAATGCTGTTGAAACGTCAATGAAAGAGATCGGCAAACGTGCTGGAGTGGCAAAGGTTCATCCGCATCGGTTCAGAAGAACGTGTGCGACTATGGCCCTGAAGCGCGGTATGCCAATCGAACAGGTTTCCAAGATGTTAGGCCATGAATCAATCGAGACGACACAGATCTATCTGGATCTGGACGAAGAAAGCCTGAAGAGCGCGCATAAGCGTTTTGTGGCATGAGGAAAACCATATGAGTGAAGAGAATGGAAAAGTGTGCTGCAACTGCAGGCACAACATAAGAATCGGAAAAGGCGCAGACATGGAATGCTACTGCGATATAGACTGGCATTACATATGCTATGCAGATTGTATGCTGTTCTGGTGCAGAAGATGGGCGAAGGAGAAAGAATGTGAAAAAGGAACAACGGCTGATTGATGCGAATGAACTGTTGGAACGGTCGTGGAGATGGCCAATCAATAGCAGACAAGCGGTACAGCAAATGATAAAAGGATGCCCAACCATAGAAGCGGAACCAGTGCGACATGCGAAGTGGCTTGTATGCGGTACCGATGAATGGGAACACTATTACGCACTTAGATGTTCTGAATGCTATGGCGGTTATCACTTGAAATACGAAGATACAATCACATGGAGATATTGCCCTGATTGCGGCGCGAAGATGGATGCAGAGAGGAAAGAAGAATGACAACACTTGAAGAAAAAGTCATGGCAATCATCGAAAGCAGTGACTTCAATGATTTGCCATTTGAGGAACGGGAACGCATATCAAAATATCTGAGCAGAATGCAGATTCTGACGTTATATCAGGTGCTGAACAAACACAAAGAACTGACAACAGAAGCATGGCGTAAAAAGATTCGGTCATGGCTGAAAGCGTGCGTTGAAGATCATCAAAATGAATACGGGGTGTGTGACTAATGATTGAATTGAAACCATGTCCGTTCTGCGGTGCTCCTGCATGGGTTGGCAGACGGATTGATTACTTTGAAGAAATGGATATGAAGACAGGAAAGTTCATCGAGAACAAGAAACTGTTCAGGCATGACCAGGTGAGCATCTCATGCAGCAATGATAAGTGTGAGATGGATCCATTTATCACCAAACCAACGCTGGAAATGGCTGCGGAGATATGGAACAGGAGGTCAGAAGATAGTGAAGAAGATTAAGCCTGGAGATGAAGTATTCGTTCAGAATGAAGACGGGACCAAAGGCTTCCGAATCGTGACACATATCGACGGAAGCGTGGCACACGTACTCGATAAGCGAGGCATCGCCGAGAATGACTTTCTCATCAGCGCGCTCATCCCAACCGGGAGACACTTCAGAGAGCTGGAGGACATCCTCAGCCGGATCGGAGCAGGGCAATGAGACTGATCGACGCAGATGAACTGGCCGAATGGTCAGAGATCGTTCCATTAACATGGGATGGCGGCATAGATATTAACGATTTTGAAGAAAAGCTGAAGTCAATGCCGACAGTAGATGCAGTGTCAATCATTCGATGCAGAGACTGCAAGCACTACGCAGGAGATGGAATGTATTGCTCCTGGAACATGATTGCAAGGCCCGAAGGATATTGTTTTCATGCTAACGAGGGACCGGTATATTCAGACGACTAAAGGAGGAAGGAAATGAAAAATAAAATTCAGGATCTGAACGATCACCTGTTCGCTCAGCTTGAAAGACTGAACGATGAGGATCTAACTGAGGAGAATCTCACAAAGGAAATAGAGCGGACAAAGGCAGTCACTGCCATAAGCAGCCAGATCATCAATAACGCGAAGCTCGCGTTGGATGCTACAAAGCTGCAAGTAGAATACGGCACTTCAAGCAGGACTGGTGTTGCAATGCCGAAAATGCTGGAGACAAAGCCAGATGGGAGGGACTAGAAGACTTTTCACAGAGGAGCAGGAATCTTTTTACAGAGAACACTGCCGGCATCTGACATATCAGCAGCAGATAGATCTGATGTACCAGACATTCGGCATCAGCATCACAAAGGCACAATGCAAAGCGTGGAGAACGAACCATAAATTCTTCGGAAGTCTGACAGGCAGATGGGAAAAAGGAGAACCAGCGTGGAACAAAGGGAAGCACTGGGATGACTTTATGAGTCCTGAAGCGCAAAGAAATTCCAGGAAGACCTGTTTCAAAAAAGGCATTGTTCCGAAAAACAGCAAGCCGGTCGGCTGCATCAAAATGAGAGGAGATGGCTATCTGTGGATCAAGCTTCGTGATGGGCAGAAGAGAGAAAACTGGGAACAATTACACAGGCATATCTGGGAACAGTCAAACGGACCGATTCCAAAAGGAAAAAAGTTAGCTTTTCTGGATGGAAACACTACGAATTGCAGCCTGGACAATCTCATGCTCATCTCTGAAGGCGATCTGCTGATCGCAAACACAAAATACGGTCTGATTGATGATCCTGAAATAAATCGGGCCATATTGGAAACCGCGAAGCTCAACAGCGCACTGGGCGCTGCGAAGAAGAGAAAGGGGAAAGATGGAAAGCCGAATTGACGAAATCATCGGGATGATAAAGAAATCAGCAAAGAATTATTCCGAGTATGAAGTGTTCACCGATTGGATCGGCTGCATGGCAACGGCGATCCAGAATGCTTCCTGTATGTTCGAAGACGAATCGTTCAAAAAGCGTGAAGTTGAATACCATACAATGTACGAAAAGCATCCAGGAAATCTGTTTCCAGAAATGCTCGGACTGCTCACCGAGGAGCTTGAAAATAATGTCTCCGATGTACTTGGTGAAATATACATGCGCAGTGGAATGGGTTCGAAAGCTGCAGGCCAGTTCTTTACTCCGTTCCACATCTCGTATCTGACTGCTCAGGCAGCGTTTGCAGGTTCGAAATATGACGGAAAGAAGATAGTGCTGGATGAGCCTAGCATCGGAGGAGGTGGAATGGTCATTGCGATGGCGAAGGTGCTTAAAGAAAATGGGATCAATTATCAGAAAACCCTGAAAGTCACCGGTCACGACATTGATCTGAAAGCCGTCCGGATGAGCTACGTGCAGCTGTCGCTGCTGGGGATTGATGCAGTGGTCAAATTGGAAAATACGCTGTCAATGGAAAAAACGGCATTGATCTATCGGACTCCGAGAAACATGGGAGTGCTGCTATGAATGACCAGAAAGAAAAATTCATAAATGATATCTGTATGCTCTTCTACAAAAATCTTGATGGTGTCGACATATCGAAAGTAAGAGGAATCCTGTCGCTTGGTCTGGAACATTACAGTCTGCAGGAAACATCTACTGATGTCGCTCTGTATGAAGGTGACAGCAATGAGAAAATACTGAAAGCGTTTCTTGTTGCCAAGAAGGTGAATGGTCTGTCTTCAAGAACAATTCGAGCATACAAGGCATATTTGACGGCAATATTTGGAAAGATTCAAAAGCGAGTTGATGAGATCACAGCGAACGATCTGAGGATCTATTTTGCAAGGCGCGAGTTGGAGGATAAAGTGAGCGACGTTTCCAGGCAAAATGAGCGTCGTGTGCTGTCGTCATTCTTCCAATGGATGCAGGATGAGGAACTAATCACAGTCAATCCGATCAGAAGGATTCCGAAAATCAAAACCAAGAAAAAGAAAAAGGAAGCATTTTCTGATATTGAAGTCGAGAAGATCCGGCATGGAGCGATAACAGAAAAAAACGCTGCAATAATCGAAATATTGCTGTCTACTGGCTGCCGTGTATCAGAACTCTGTGGAATAAAGCTCGACGAGCTTGATGGAGACAATGTCATTGTTCACGGGAAAGGCAACAAAGACCGGACCTGTTATCTGACAGCAAGAGCACAGATTGCTATTGAGGAGTACAAAAAAACACCATACTTCAGAAAGCGGTATGAGCTAGGGTCTCCGTATCTGTTTGCTAGAGAACGTATGGACGAAAAATCGTTGTGGCTGCCGATGAGTTCAAGCTCTATAGAATCTGCAGTTCGCAAGATTGGAAGAGCGAATGGTGTAGACAACGTCCATCCTCATAGATTCCGCAGAACCTGCGCGACTATGGCTCTGAAAAGAGGAATGCCGATCGAGCAGGTATCGAAGATGCTCGGGCATGAATCAGTCGAAACAACGCAGATTTATCTGGATTTGGATGAAGAAACGCTGAAGAATGCTCATAAGAAGTATGTCGTGTGATGGTAAAAAGATGACAACTGTACTTGGAAGTAGGAGGGCGAAGGAATGACGGTCACTAGAGACGATCTGAAGCAATACAAACACATGGTTGATGAACTAAAGAGCCTCGACGCGATGATTGAAGCGGCAAACCATACCTATAAGTCGCCTCAGCTCACTTCAACGGGTGCAGGAAGATCCAGTGATCCGTCAGATCCTGTCGCGCGTGCATTCGATAAGAAGGAACGGCTGCGAAAACGAAGAATGGAACTGGTGAAAGAGATGGTCAGACTGGAACAGTTCGTGGAAGACATTGACGACTTCAAAGAACGTACTATCTGCCGGTATCACTATCTGATGTGCTTCACATGGGAAGATACATGCTATCGAATCAACCAGTATTCAAGTGCTACGGCAGTTGCTGACTATGATCGGAACTGGTGGAACAGACAGGCTCTGCAGTGATGACTGCAGGGCTTTTCTGTAGTATTCGGTAGTTTTTTGTAAAAATAAGTAGTGCGCTGTAGTACACAGTAGTCTGGTATGTGGTATAGGTAAACTGACCAAGCGTACAAAGTTGCAGGCTTTGGCCGCTGTCGCATGAGAGCATCTCGAGACTTCGTCTCTTCCCTAACAGCTGAAGGTGCTCTCATTTTTTATTGATAATATGAACGCTATTGAATACAAAGAAAAAGCTATCGAAAAGCTGAAGCAGATCCAGAGGGAGCACGCAAAGCGAACCTGTTCAAGATCTTCACTTATGCAGGCACAGGCTCTTGGCTATGCGATCGAAGTGTTGAAGAAGATTCCAACCGATGAAGAAGACGGTCATTGATTCAGACGAGTTTATCTGGTCAAAGAAGTGGAGAGAGAAAAGTCATAAGATTCTGCGACGGGATGGATACTTAGATCAGTATGTACTGAAGACTGAAAACCGAATGATTCCGGCTGACATGGTACATCACATTCTTCCAAGAGAAGACTTTCCTCAGTATGCGATGGATGACTGGAATCTGATTTCTGTAAGTAAGAAGACTCACAATAAAATCCTGCACACGATCAAGGGAAAGCTGACCAGAACTGGCAAGGCTCTGATGTATGAGACGGCATGGAGGAATGGGATCAAGATGACAGAAAAGATTCTTGTGATTGGACAGCCTGGATCAGGGAAGACGACATATGTCCGGGATCACCTAGGGCCGGATGCCATAGCGTATGACCTCAATGCCATAGCTGGCGCATTCCGGCTGGCTGGAGAACATGAAGATATTCATGACGGGGCTAGGAGGATGGCTAACAGTTTATTCTTAGCGTTCAGCGCTCGTGCTCAGGACTTTGCGAATCGTGTTTATCTGATCCGGACAGCACCATCACCGGCTGAACTTTCAGAGATCAGACCAGATAGAGTCATCCTATGCACTGTACAGCATGATATTCGATGGCGAAAAGATTACAAAGACGACATCGACACTGAAGAAATTCAGAAAAAAATTGAAGATGCAAAGAAGTTTTGTGAACTCAATTCGATTCCGATTGATATCCCCCCGGGGTCAAACTTCTAATCGTCAAAATACTCCG